ATACAGAGAATAGCCAAAGAAGAAAGTGTTCCTGTAAAAGAGAAACTAAGAGGATAAATACAATGTCAAAATTTGATAAATTTGTTGATCTATATGAACAAAAAATCAAAATCCCAGTAGAACATGAAGGTATACTGGAAGTTCCAGTCGGAAAAAAAGTTGATGACTTGGGATTGGATCATTTTAAGAAACTGGTTGATAAACATAGTTTTGAAACTATTTCCAAAGCTTTGATTAATCTTAAAGTTTGGAATAGTAAACAAAATCCTGAATTATCAAAATGGGCTGATGGTATGCAAGAAAAATTAGCCAAATGGTATGAGGGAGAAAAAAAGGAATAAGTGAATAAAGGGTGTGAGATAAATGGAAGAAAAGAAGATAGATCCATATTCTCAATTATGTGAACAGATACTTGAAGCTTATGGGGAAAAGGAATTATATAATGTCTTAGCTAAAATGTTAGGATATGAACAAGCTCCTCCCACTATACAGGAATTTATAGATAGTTCGGATTGGTTAAAAGACTCTTTACCTTACATTTATCCACCTTGGAGAAAAGCTCTTTATGAAATTTTTCCAAATCCTTTTCATAGTCCCTATAGTGAAGTAGTTTTTACTGGGGCTATTGGTACGGGAAAAAGTTTGATAGCAACTATTGGTGGTTTATATGATGTTGCCAGAGTTTGTATGTTAGATAATCCTCATGGGAAATTTGGTACAGGGCCAGCAAAAAAGATAGCTTTTGCTATTATGAGTGCTACTTTAACTTTAGCTGGAAATGTTGTTTTTGATCAAATGACTGATATGATTCATACTTCCCCCAGGTTTCGTATGTTTTTAAATACCTCTCGATACAAGAGAAGTCTATTTAAGAAAAATGTAGACTTATTTGTTGGGTCAAGACCTTCACACGCTCTTGGTATGGATGTTATCGGAGCTATCCTGGATGAAATTAATTTTCAAAACAAAGTTAAAGCTCAAGCTTATAAAAACTACATGTCAGTAAAACGTAGGGTTGAATCTCGATTTTTAAGGGCTGGTGGTTATTTTGCCAGGATGTGGTTAGTTTCTTCAAAAACAAACGAAGAAGGCTTTCTTGAACAACACATTATTAAGATGAGGGATAATACTAATACTCAAGTTTATGATTATCCTCTTTGGGAATTATTAAAACATAAGGTTGATGAACAAGGTAGATCTCCATATTGTGGAAAAACTTTTAAAGTTTTTGTTGGGGACGACCACAGAGATCCCAGAATAATAGAACGTCCAAGTGACGCTTATGGTTTAGATGAAGCAAGAATAATTGACGTTCCAGTAGAACATTATAATTCTTTTAAGTATGATATTTTTTCTGCTTTAAGAGAAATGGCAGGTCATTCTATTGGTTCTGTCCATACATTTATACCATCTAAACAACTTATTGCTAAGGCTACAAAGCTACCAAACCCTGTAAAACGGGAAATTATTGTATTGGATTTTCACGATCCTACAGATATTTTATTGGATTACTTAGAGAAAAACAAACTTTCTCTTCCACAATTTCAATATACTCCAAGATATCTTCATTTTGATATGAGTCTTGGAAAAATGGATAGATTGGGAGTTGCAAGTTCTTTTGTATCTGAAGTTTTACCAATAAAACTAAGGGATGCTTCTACTGGTAAGATTATTACGGTAAATGAACCTTTCTTTATGACTGAGTTTGCCTTTACTATAGAAGCTAAAAAAGGTTCTGAAATTCCTATTTACAAACTGAAAAATTTTATTAGAGATCTCTCTAATTTAGGCTACCCATTGACAAAAATTACAATGGATGGGTTTCAATCTGATAACTTAAGACAGGATCTTATTCTTATGGGATATACTGCTGAAAAACTTTCAGCCGATCTTACAAAAGATCCTTATGAGAAATTAAAAGAATCTATCCTACAGAAACGATGGTTAGGGCCTAAATATACTATTTTATATGATGAATTAAAAGATCTTCTGGATGTTGGAAAAAAGATTGATCACCCACCAAACGGAAGTAAGGACTGTGCTGATGCTGTTGCTTGTAGTGTCTATTCAGCATATACAGCATACAAACAGTTTCCAATTATACAATCAATTGTCCAAGAAGAATATGGACAACTTGAATACTTTGATAATTCAACTTTAGCTATAGGGTTTAATGGTTAATTATGAGTAGAATAAATTTAGAAAAGAGATTAAAATCTCTATTGGGCATAAGATATACTGTATCTGAACCAGAGTTTTATCCCATTATACCTGATTTAAAAGATAATAAAAATAATCTGATACAACAATTGTTGGATGGTTTAAGAGGACAGATAGGTAGTAAAAAACAACTTTTTAAAACTTATACTGAACTTCAAAATCAACCATTGGTTGAGTCATTACTGTTGAAGGTTATTACCGATCTTCTTTGGAAGGGAAGAGGGGAACAAAAACCCTTATTGGAAGTAGAATATACACCTGACAAAGGTGTTCAAAATGATCTTAATGAGATTATAAAGAACTTCAGAATAGAGGATCACATTACTGAATGTATGTTTGATCTTTTACTGTTCGGGGAATATTATTATTATATTGACTGGGCAAATACTGAAATAGATGATCGTTATGATTATCCTGATCTATTACCAGTCTATACCAGGGGAGAAGTAGAAAAAGTTTTATATACTGCTTCTACTAATACCTTACATAAATATGGTGAATTTACAAGAGATAAATTTATAGAATCTCATGAAGTTTTCATACTTTCTTTACCAAGTCGAAGGATGAAGATAAAGGTTAGAGATGAGAGTGGTAGTGAATATTATGTAAAAATTCCTATACCATTTGTTATACCTTCTGCTATAACACTTCTTAATTCTTTAGCTTTGATGGAAAAATTAATTCCTCTGACTCAAGTTATGAGGATGGATAGGGGTCAGATTGTAAATATCAGTGTTCCACCTAATACTCCTATAAAGCAGATATTTGAAATCTGTAAAGAGTATGAGAAACAATTGAATTCTACTTTGAATTTGAATCTTAGTTTGAATACTATGGAGGAGATACTTTCCTCCTTTGGTAGATTTAAATGTATTCCATCTCTTAACACGGGAAAAGCTGATATGGGAGTGAGGGATCAACCTGAACCCCGTACTGTTGATCTTAGAGACATGGAATATCTTGTAGCTACCATTGCAAATAGGATTGGAGTTCCTGTTTCTTATATTATTGATTTGGGACAAGGCCAAGAAGATCCTAAAACACTTCTCACTTATTTGCAGAAGCTTCACTTTATCCGAAAGGAAATTGGAAAGGGTGTTAAAAGATTCTTACTCAATTATTTGGAGTATAGAAGAACAAGTGGTGAGAAGTATAAAATGATAAAGTCTGATGAACTGAAGGTTAAATTACCCCCAGTTCCAGGGATAGAGACTTTAGATGCTATTGATGTTGCTGATTCTTTATCTGGAATGTTAAGCAATATCCAGAGAATCATTGATGATTTTAATAGGATGTTTCAAGAAACTGAAGAGACTCTTCCAGAACTTGATAGAAGAGCTATGCTTGATATTCTTAATACCAAGTTGGAGCCTATTCTGGGTAGAAAGATTTTTGATCTTAAGAAACTTAAGAAACCAGAACCCCCAGAGGATGAAAAACCACCTGAAGATGATGAAGAACCAAGGTGGGGAAATTTTGGTCAAGAAAAACCTGAACCAGAACCTACTGTTGGGGAGCCTGGTGCGGATAAAACTATTGTAGTTGATAATCCTGGGGAAATTGCATAATGCCTGTAAATATGCTACAAAAGATATCTAAAACGTGTGACATAACTCCTGATGATCTTGAAAAATATTGGGATGATGCCAAAAATCAAGCTGAAAATAAGGGTTTGAAAGAAGGAGATCCCAATTTTTACAAATTTGTTGTAGGAGTCTTGAAGAAAATTATTGGGGAAAAATGTGTCAAAAAGTTGGGATGGAATGAATCTTCAGATGAAGCTGATTTTAGATATAAATTTAGTATCTTTGAGGACTGGCTTAACTTAAGATCACGAATAGGACGAGTCAGACGAAGTAGGGTTAGTAACGTAAGACGAAGACAAGCTACAAAAAGGGCTTGGCAACGTGGAAGATCAAGATATATGAAGCCAATTAAACGTTGGCACAAATCTTCAAGTGGAAGACAATTTCATAGAATGCTTGGGAGATTTAATAAGAATAAACGAAGTCAGGTTAATGCTGGATATGATTATGAGCAGTTAGCTCCTTTGGTTATTCAGTCATTATGTGAATATATGTCTGATCTATTGAATTCTGGGCTTTTGGAGAGTTATAACTATCCAGAAGTCTATGATATTTGTGAATTAATAGGCTATATTGGTCAAGACTGTGAAATTGTGAAAGAAATTCTTGAAGAGGGAGATAAATAATGGATCTTTTAACTTTTGTGGATGACATTACACCTTATGAACCAGCAATATATGAGTCAGTTGGTGGGGAGGATGGGAGAAATAAAATACTGGCCCATGCTGTAGGTCAATTCTTTGTTCCTGGTGGAGTTAGTAGGAATAAGAGATATTATCCACCTACCCTTTGGCCTAAAATTTTGGAATCAGCAACCACACAAACAAAGTTGCGTGATGGAATGCTGGGGACATTGTTACATCCAGAACCAAAGTCAAAGTTTTCTCACCCTATGTATGCTTCTCACGTAGTTAAAAAACTATGGATTGAAGGACAAAACAAAGGAATGGGAGAGGCTTATATTTTAGATACTCCTGTTGGTCGTATTGTTGATACTTTCCAGAAAAGCGGACTGGTAAAACTTTATGTTTCCAGTAGGGCATATGGAAAATATGTTGACGGAAAGACTTATCAGGGGATGCCAATTGTTGATGAAAATCATTATATGTTCAATACTTTTGATTGGGTATTAGAACCTGGTTTCCTGGAAGCTGCACCTGAATTTGTTGGTGAACAGCTTGTAACATTGGCTGAATGTTATCTTGATAATTATCAGGATCTTATCATAAATAAGATCGAAGCTGAATCCAGAGCTAAAAAGCTTGAAAGAGATATAAATTTTATTTTAAGAACTATATAACGTAAACCAATAACTGTATTGTTTAGTGGAGGGATAGTATAGACGTAGAGTAGTTAGTCAATGTAGATAGCAGCACAAAACATAATGTGTATGGAAATTCTTGTTGAGACACTTGTTGTCTAAAATTTCGTTTTGTATTACGTTTTCGTAAAAATGTAAAATATTTATTTTTAATAGGAGATATATAAAATGTCTGATAAATTAGCAGAGCAACTTTTAAAGGAAAAACAAGCTCTAACAGAGGTAGTTCAGGATCTTGACCAGACCATAGCTGCCTATAAAGAACTCGGAACTCCTGAAGAGATCACAGTAGCTCTTGACAAAGCTACCTCCTTGGTAGAAAGTCTTGATGGTATTGACATTAAGGAAGTAAAAGCTCAGTTAGAAGAATTAAATCAATACAAAGAACTCGGTTCTGTAGATGAAGTAACTGAAGCCCTTGATAAGTCATACAATCTTTTAGTAGCCTACAAAGAACTCGGAAGTCCCGATGAAGTAGACGAAGCTCTTGACGGAGCAATCAAAACTATCACAGCTTACAAAGAACTTGGTGAAGTAGCTGAAATTCAGGAAGTTTTTAAGAAATTCAGTGATGCAATGGTTACATCTAAGTGTGAATCCATTGCCACAAAGTACAATGTAAGTTCTGATTTAGCAATTAGACTTTACAATAAGGTCGAAGACTTTGAAGTTGTAGAGGAGTTGCTAAGTGAAAGTCTAACAACTCGTAAAGAAACAAAAAATGAAGATGGTAAAGACGGGAAGAAACCCGAAACTAAAAAGGGTAAACTTAGTGCTTCCATCATCAGTCGAGTTGCTGGTCAAATGAATCACAATAGGAAAACTGACTAAACATTAGTTTAGTTAATTTTAATTCACTCAAATAGGAGAATGAAATAATGGAACAAGATCTTCAAATTACCGAAGAGTTCATCATGAATAAGTTCAAAAATGATGCTGAAAGATTCGAGAAACGTTATGGTGATTATATCGAAGAAGCAGCTAAAACATATGATGAAACTTACAAATCTCATGGGAAGACCTGGGGTCTCCATGATACCGTTGCTTTAGGTCAGTATATGGAGCAATGGGAAACATATTGCCAGATTGCTGAAGCCGATGTAACCACAAGGGATCAGCTTGGCGATTATATGAAAGTTGGATTGGGACTTGCTGCAATTCAATATATTACCCTTCCTGCTTCTTTCTTAGCTTCAGTACAGCCTTTGGCTGATGAAGTTGGTCTTATTTATTATCGTGAGTTAGTAGCCACTGCAACAAGGGGTGACATTACTGCTGGCGATATCATTGGTAAAAAGGGTGGAAAGCTCTCTAACGAGTTGGATACCTATTACAGTGAACAACTAACAAGTACAACTGCTTTGGTAGCTACCACAGATCACTATGATATTACACTAAGTTCCCCCGTAAGGGCAAGAACTATAAGTGTAGTTATCACAATTGATGACGGTGCCAATGCAGGTACATATCGTGGTCTTGATGACGGTGATGGTTACATAATTGGTAACTGGCCTACACCTGCTGACCTCAACACTGGTGATGTAAATTATGATACTGGTGATTCTAACATTGAAGTAGAAATTGCTGACGCAACTTCTGGTTCTATTGTTATTACTTATCATCAGAATTTAGCACAAGCAACCACAATTCCTGGTTTCTTGTATCGGCTAACTTCTAAGGCTGTTCGTGCCAATTACTTTGTATTGGAAAACGAATATAGTACCTTGGCTGATTACTCTGTACGGAGACGTTTCGGAGAGGCCGTATCTGATGACGTAGCTTCTGCTGCTGTTGGTCAGATCAATAGTGCTGTTCTTACAGCTATCATCAAGAAGTTAAAACTTGCTGCTAACACAACTGGTACAACTAACTGGGATGCTACTCTTCCTGCTGGTGTTTCTACAGCCGAACATCGTAGAACTTTCTCCGATGCTATCGAAGAGGCAGTACAGAAGATTGATGCCGAAACAGGTCGTGGGGCATTGAGTTTCATCGTAGCTGGTTCCTATACACGTAGGATTCTACAGTCTATCGGTGTTGAAATGAATCGTAAACCAATTCCTGGGCCATACCTAATTGGTTTCTATCAGAATGTACCTGTATTCTATGCACCAAAAGCTTTGGTAGCTGATGATGAGTGTGTTGTAGGTTATAGGGGTTCTTCATGGTTTGAAGCTCCTGTAGTTTATGCTCCTTATCTACCAATAGTAGTTGTAAAGGGTATAGGACGGAACGTATTCAACCGTGTTACTGGTGTAGCTCACGCTGCTGCTGTTGACACAGTTGTTGAAGGTTTCACATCTATGATAAAAATTACAAATATGTAATTTAATCTATTTAATACTGGGGAGGAGAGGGGATACCTTCTCCTTCCCTTTATTTTTATTGGGGAGTTTTTATAAATGTCTAATAATACCACTATAAAACCTAAGGTTGATCAGAAGAGTTTAGATACCTATCTTAAAATCTTGGGTGTTCATAAAGAAGTAGAAAAAAAGGTTGAAACGAAAGTTGAAGAGGTTAAACCAGTTGAAGAGGTAAAAGAACCTGAAGTTATGGAGCCTGAAGTAGCTGAAACTGAATCAGAACCCGAACCAGTAGAACCTGAAGTACAAGAAGAAGATAATAGTCCTAAAAGTGTTAGTGATCTAAAAGCTATGCTTAAGGATGAACTTAAAACTTTAGCTATTTCCTTAGGTCTGGATGATTCTGGAACTAAAACAAATATTATTGATAGGATTGCTGAAGCTCTGAATATTGGATAAATAAAAAATGAGTAAGTCAGGATATTTTTTACAAAAAATTGGTGAAAACTCTATTCAATCCGAGTCTCAAAAATCGGTGGATGTTTGCAGTAAAAATGCTGATGTCAAACTTAATTTGATACTTGAGGGTAATAAATTGGTTTTATTACTTTCTTCGGACTTGGATTCAGACTTTTTAAAGGATAAAACCTTTAATTTTGATTCTTTATATAAATTCAATATGTTAGAATTTTTAATGTCTAACAATTTAGACATTGAGATAAAAGATGTTCTCAATGAGATTGAGAAATCAATAAAAAATTTAGAAAAAAAGTTAAAATATAATTTAATTGAATGCCTTTCTAAGAGATAAATAGGAAAATGACAGTAGATGAATTAAGACAAAGATATTTAGAAATAGTTCCATTTACCGAGAGGGAACTCACGGACGGAATAATTAGTAAAGCATTTAGAGATGCTATAAATTATTACAATAAATATGATCCAAGAACTAAAACAGAATCTTTGTTTGTATCTGATAAACCCTATACATTTCCAGACACAAATGTCCCAGAGTATATTTTTAGAATATATTACTATGCTATTGGGGCAGTCCCAGATACTACACAAGGAAGTTTAGTTTATAATTGGTTGTATGAAAAGCCCGATCTATGGATAGATCCAGGGGATTATTTTTTAAGGACGGGTTATAAATGGACACTTGAGACCGTAGACAATGATCTTCTTGATGAAAAACCCTTACTTAGCAGATTTATACAAGTCCATATAAAATTTTATTGTAGTAATAAACGTAGGAAAGGTGGTCAATTACCTGACTTACCAATTGATTTTCAGGGTGGAGAACTCTACTCTGAAGCAGATAGTGAATATACCACTCTAAAGGAAGAGATACAACAACTCTCTCCTTTAGACTTTTAATTTAATTTAGGAGGAATTTTAAATGTCAAAAGCTAAAGATTTACTTAAGTTAGCTGAAGGTACAGAACTAAGAGAACTGGGTCACGTAATGGCTGGTAAGACTTCTTCTTTTACCTGTTCAGAATGTGGCTATTCTAACGTAGGCCCCTCTGATGCAGAAAGTATTATGTGCCCTATGTGTCAATCCATTATGACTCCTGTTCATGAATCTAAGGAAGATAATAAAGTCAATGAGCAGATGGATGAGTATGACAAACAAAATACATTGGCTGTTCTTGTTGATTATCTAAACTCCAAGACTGGTCAAGATTATAAGGTTGTACAGAGTCAATTCGATTTCAAAAACTTCGATTTCTCAGTAGTTGTTTCTCCTGCCGTTCCTGAATCACCAGGTATGGTAGATGAGTTGGCAAATATTTTTGGAACAGAAGTTGGTAACGTTTCAGTAGTAAAAGATACAGTAACAGTAAATGGTGCTGGATCAAATATGAAAGAGGAATAAATTATTATTCTAAGGACAATTTAATGAATAAATCATGGAGGTTGCTCATGGCAATAAGTGAGGCTAATAGAAGAATGAAAGCTCACTTAACCCTTAGAACGCTGTTGGATAATGCTCAAAAAGTTTTAGGATATCCTCATAAACAGGATAGGACTATTAAGATTATTAAAACATCAGCATTTGCAGGAGTTAAATGGGTAAGATTTGATGGATTAGCCTATGGTACTCAACAGTATCCATTGACTATGATATTTTTTAATGTAGATTTTAGTGATAAAAGAGATGGTAAACATGTTATTCCAGTGCGAATAGAATCTAAGCGTGAAGGTGTTGTAACACGATATGCTGAAAGAATAACCATTAGAAGACATCCTGTTAGGGTATTCTGTGGGTGTATGTGGTTTCGTTTTGCTTGTGAATGGTATCTTGCTAAGGCTGGGGCTTTAGCTCCAAATAGAAAAGCAAGACCTTATGTAAGAAAGACTACCACACGTCCTTCACCAAACCCTGATAAATTACCTTGTGTTTGTAAACATTTATACCAAATGGCTTTAGAGTTACAATCAAGGGGAGTTTTGATTAATGTCTAATTGGAGAAACTATGGAAATAGATGTATTATATGAATTATTTAAAAGCATGGGTGAGAATTGCTACAATATTATTCCCGAACTCTCTGAGATCCGTGGACTTGATTGTAACATCTATTTTCCATATAATGAACAATTAGGATCTGAATCAATATTGAATAATAAATTTGAGACGGATCTGTCAAATTGGACATTAGAGGTTGGTGCTGGGGGAGGATCTATTTTTTGGGATAATGAAGCTGTTAAATTTCAGCAACTTATCCAGCAAGATATGTATGCATATCAAAGTTTTATGACAACAATAGGACAAAGATATAGATATGTATCCAGAATAGCGGATACTGATCATACCAACAATAGATTGGAAATAGGCACTACTGCTAAAGGATTTGATCTCTATCAAAGTGATGAGATCGGAGCAGGAGTTTTGGCTGGAACTTTTGTTGCTACTACTACCACTACCTGGTTTAATATGAGAGATTCTGGGCCAGATGGGGGATATTCAAGATGGGATTATGTAAGTGTTAAACCATCAACAGATCAATTAAATATTTATAACAAGAAAGATAATTTATATTCATACAATGAAATACCCAATGTTTCTGGAAGATTTTTGCTCCTTGGTGGAGATTTTTACACAAGAAGGTTTTTATCAGATAAAACTATCGATACTTATACCTTTCCAAATCTCTACATTTTAACAGATAATGAAATAGAGTTTCCAGAGAATAGTAAGGTACTTGCAAAAACTTATGATAACTATGTCTATCCTTTTAAAATTATAGATGTTAGGACTATTTATGGTTATGATGAGGAAATGGTAAGGTTATATGAATGTATTGCTATGGAGGTTAAATTATGATAATTTCCTCAGTATTAAATACATACCTACAAAGTGTACATACAGAAATAAGTGGTCAAGGATTTCCTATATTTTCTGAGATAATATATGAACCAACTCTTGCCTGGGATGCAGAAGCAAGGGTTGTTACTGTAAGAAGTGATGTTGACTTAAAAGTACAAACTGGTGATCCAAATTGGTTGGTTATGCTTTGGAACAGAGAAGTCTTAATCCCTTCCGAAGTTCAGGGTAGAAAGTTTATACCCGTTAGACATTCTGATGGTAAAACTTTTAAAGCCAGATATGGAGACCTTCAGGTCAGCATTGCTTTTGTTAGTTCATCAATATATATGTTAGAAGGTTTAGAAGAGTTTTTGTTAGTTAGAGATCCAAGGTCAAGTTTTCAAGTGACTGTCCCAGAAATAGGGGAAATAGTGTCTATTGTTAAAGAGTGGACACCTACTTCTATATCAAAAGAGGATTTGGATAATTATGGATCTTTAGTTATTTTGACTTGTAATGTTGTATTAGGTTTTCCAGTTGCTATTCCTGATCCAGGTACAGCCAGTCTTATCTACTATCCACGTTATAAGATTTATTTAGAAACTTATGATGGTAGTGGGGTTCAAGCAGTACCAAAACTTTATCCTGGTAGAACTACAATAGAAGTTGTTCCAGAGTCTACATATGAGAAGAATTAGAGAGGTAATATATGATTATAAGTAATATTGGTGATGTAATCAGTAGAAAAGATCATCCTGTATACTTATCCTATGCTGGTAGTGCAATTGTTGTACCACCCAGAGGAAAAATTAAAAAGATAAATAAAAATAAGTTAGGTGCGTTACCTAACGGTGTTGTTTTTGTCCCTTATAAGATTAAGGAGACAAATTAATGTATTTCATTTTAGTTGTATAATTTAAGGAGAAATTGATGGGTTCTGCAAAAGTAAATTTAAGAGAAATTGATATATCAACAAGGGTTCCATCTTTTCCAGGAGTTTATGGGGCTATTTTAATCCCTGATGCCAAGAAAGGTATGACAGAGGAAGCATATCTTTGTACGTCTGATACAGAGTTACTCAAACAATACACCCCTAATGAAACTATTGAAGTGGGTTGGGATATGTCCTATTTTTCTTCATTAGCATATTTAAAGAAATCTGATAAACTTTGGATTTTAAGAATAGCTAATGGTGCTCTATTTGGTGGATTTAGAGCTATGGAAATGGACAATCCTAATGTTGCTTGGACTTCTGGGCAGAGTAACCCTGAATCAAGTTATACCTTTGATACAAATGAGTTATTTACTCTATTTTCTGCTAATCCTGGGGTCTGGGGCAATGATATTAGTATAAAAATGTACAAATATTATGCTTCAGAAAATTTTACAGTTAATGTTTCTACCAATGAATTAGCTGTAACTCAAGATTGGACAACCAGTATTGATGTTGCTGTTTCAACAGATGGTATTCTTCCTGCTCCTCTAACAGCAGGGGATATATATTATGTTTTAAGACAATCTGCAACTTCAATAAAACTGTCCCCAGTTTCACAAAGGCCAGAAGACTTTACTGCTGACTTTAATTCAGATGAATTAACACTTGGACAGAAGTGGGCTACTGGAACTGCTGTTGAGTTGACAACCACTGGTACTTTACCTGCTGGTTTAGCAACTGGAACAACATATTATGTGATTTATGTATCTTATAGTAATGATACAGAAATTGGTAAAATTAGGTTAGCTACAACTGAAGCTGATGCTGTTGCTAACGATTATATAGATATTACCGATAATGGAACTGGTGTACATACAATTACACCTAAAGAAGTAGACTTATTAGACACTGAGACCTTTACTGGAACTGCTGTCAATGATCTGTTGACTGTAGCCGAGTATTGGCCTACTGGTGTTAAGGTTCAAGTAACTGATACTGGTAGTGGTCTTCCTGGTGGATTATCCGAAGGGATAGATTATTATACTATTCATATCAGTGAAACAACTATTCAATTAGCTGCTTCTTATGAAGACTCTCAAGTAGGTTTGGCAATAGATCTTACTGCTGATGGTGATGGTAGTATTGTACCAAGAGCCTCAAGTGGTGCTTTTACAATTAGACCTGCACAAGAGAGAGTAAAAGAGCCTGAATCTTTTCTTATTGAAGTTTATAAGACTTATAAAAGTGCTACTTCTATGGAAGAGTCTTTTATTTGTTCAAGGATCGAAGGTAAGAAAGATGGTCATGGAAGAAACATTTTTATAGAAGATGTACTTGAGGGATCTAATTATATTCGTGGTATGTCTAATCCAGATATAGATCCTGATACCAGTGATCCTACAACTCTCTATCCACAAGAACAGCTTACACGGTTAAGTTTTGCAGAGGGTGAAGATTCTGATCCTGTAACAGACGGGCACATGATCCAAGGGTTAAGTAAAATAGCCAATCCAGATGATGTTCCTATTACCCTGTTACTGGATGGTGGTAGGGCTACTGCTCCATATCAACAGGCATTGGTTAGTTTGGCTGAAGAAAGACAAGACTGTGTAGCAATCTTGTCAACTCCTTACGATAGGGAAGCAAGTTCTAACTATCTTAATGAGATAATCGATTATCGAAGAACAGTATTAAATGTTAGTTCGTCTTATGCAAGTTTATACTGTCCTCATGTTAAGATTTATGATAAGTTTAATGATCGTTATCTATATGTTCCACCCGATGGTTATGCTGCTGGTGTTATTTCTGATACTGCTGCTAATTATGAAATGTGGTATCCACCTGCTGGTTTCAGACGTGGTATAATTGAAGTATTGGATCTTAGACGAAGATTCTCAAGTGCTGAAATGGATTATTTGTATGATAATGGAATTAACCCACTAAGGTTTGCTCCTGGTAGAGGAATTTTGGTATGGGGTCAGAAGACATTATTATCAAGACCATCTTCACTTGATCGCTTGAATGTAAGATTGCTGCTATTGGTTATTGAACCTGCTATTAAGGTAGCTTTGGAAGATTTTGAATTTGAAATCAATGATGCAACTACAAGAGCAATTGTAAAGTCTATTATTGATTCTTATATGGATGATATTCAAGCACGTAGGGGTGTTTATGAATATATGACCATATGTGATGACACAAACAATACTCCTGAGGATATTGACAATCATAGACTTAATGTATGGCTATTTATTAAGCCAGTACAAAGTATTGAATATATTAATTTTACAGTAGTTATTACCAGAACTGGAACTGAGTTCTCCTTAGCTGCTGCTTCACTATAATGGGAGGATATCGTGAGACCAACTATTGATCAAATTAGAACTGCTGGCGATTATGCCAGGATGTATACATGGGACTTAACAATAGTTAAGTTTCCTGCTGCTGGTGCTCCTTATCCAAGTTCTGATGACTTAAATATTCGATGTTTATCTTCAGAAGTTCCTAAGATGACAGGAACTTCTATTGAAGTAAATATTAGGGGTCATAGAATCAGACAACCAGGGATATATAATTATAATACTCCTATAACTTTTACATTTGTTGAGACTGTAGATGGTATGGTTAATGATTTCTTCAAACGTTGGAGAGATGCATGTTGGGCCACAAAAACTGGTCGTGCTGCTCCTAAATCCGATCTTGAAGGAACAATAATTCTACATCTGCTCGATACAAATGATAATGCCATTTGGCAGTATAAGCTTATAGGTTGTTTTTTGGAAGATTATGATCCTACTGGTGGGCCTCTTGGTGGAGATACCAGTGACGTATTGAGACCAAGTTTAATGCTCTCATACGATTATTTTGAGGATACTAAACTCGTTTAAGGAATTTTAAAAGTGTTATTGGATAGAATTGATCAGATGAGGAAGGTTAATTGGGGGAAAAGTTATCAGTGGGAAATTCTGCTTGATGATACTCCCCCACCCTTCAGAAATAATTTCTTCCCAGCTACAGATGTTAAGGAAGATCTTGCAGCATTGAATTCACATACTTTTGATGGTTATTTGTCTAATTATAAAGTTCCATTGAACTCCCAGGCATTGACTGTTGAAATAACATTTGTGGATGATTATTTGGGATCTTTAAAGAGGTGGTTTACCGAATGGATAAATGATATTATCCTTGGTGAACCTAATAGATACCAATATGTTGCAATGCTTTCTGATGCTGTAAAAAAGATGACGATTATGGAATATATCTATAGTTTTGAATCTGGAATAGTTAATAAAAACTGGGTTAGACTTGCTGTTTATGATGTGTACCCTGAAGGTACAATTAGTTATGCAGGAACTTCTGAAGCCAATGTCCCAACATATTCTTTATCTTTTAACATTGTTAGGATAAGAAATATTGTTTATAACAATAGGGTTATGAAAGAATATACGTCCGAGACACAAGAATAATAAGAAGGGGAGATAATGTTAAAACCTAAGCTAAGTGGTGAAACTGAACTAAGCAACTTCCCAAAAGTAGAAATGAAAAATTTACCCAGTAATTTTCTTCCATATCCTGAAGGATCTAAAATTCATTATAGACCTTACAGTTTTGGAGAGATTAATGAGATAAGTGGATCTAAGATATCTGATGAAGAGCAAATAAAATTTGTCATGAAGGGGATAGAAACTACTTTCGATCCTTATGAATTGACATTTGGTGATTATTTACACATTGCTCTTTATAGGAAACTATCTACTCTGGGAGGTAGTAAATTCACAGTACAATACAGGTGTGATAAATGTGGTAATATGGGAAAATTTGAATTTCTCATTGAGAAATTGGATTTTGACGAATTACAGATCCCAAAGTTGCCAGTAATTCTTACTTTATCAAATGGTAAAGAATTACATTTTACCCCTATCACAGTTAATGATTACCTTACTTTATTGAAAAAAAATTTATACAGAAATAAGACTGCTGGTTTAGCAGTTCAAGTTAGAAACATAGGTTTTGATGAGGCTTACGATACAATTTATAAATGTATCGATCTCGATGATATGAGAAATTTAGATGAAATTGATAAGATTCTTTATCACAGTTTAAGGCCCATCAATGTTATTTGTCAGAATTCTATCACCCACGAAGATAAAAGTTTTAGTATTTGTGGGAACAAGATCAATGTATCTATAGATGGAGGTGGTGTTGTTATCTTGCCCTTTCGTCCAGATACAATTCCTGAGAGAGGTGGAATTCGTTTTGGCACGTAGTGGTTTAATTGATATCTATCATATTGACTATATGGATTATGATAGGGTCGTAAATCACTACAAATCTCTAATAAAGATATAAAGGTTAAAAAATGGCTTTTGAAAGGATCGGAAACTTATTAGGAAGAGGGGAGTCTTCTACCTCTGGGGCCACTTCCGTTTTGAATTATATAAAAATGGTTCAAGCTTATCAACAGAATAATCTGGATAAGCTATTAAGTGAACTCCCAGAAAAAATGCAAGACATGAGTATAAACCTCTCTGAAACTTCAAGGAAAGACTTTATTGATATAGCTGTAAAATTAGATCTGATCCGTTCAACACTTGAAAAATCAGGTATAACTGATGTAGGTTCTTTAAGTGGAGTTAATCAAGATCTTATAGATAAAATTTTAAGGGAAAAGGATCTCAGTGTGAAACAAATGACTGAGATCCTTTCTACTCTTAAAAATGCTTCTCAACAATTAGAGACTATGGGCAATACCTTGAGTATAAGCCTTAAAGATATTCTGGTTAATTATAAGAAATTGGCAGAGGATAGCAGAGTCGATTTAGATTATAAAAAACAATTAGTTGAAGAAGTAAAAGGATATGTTACTCAAACAGGTGGTGTTGTAACACCTGGATCTATTGAAACGTCTGAAGATGCTGTTGAAGCTCTTGAGGATATTAAGAAAAATCAAGAAGAAGACAAAAACGTTCTACTGGATCTTAGAAAAAAGAGAGAAGAGCAACAAGAAAAACTTCTTGGTGCTTGGGAGAACTTCAGTGCTAAAACTACTGAGTCAACTCTTGGACAAGCAGGAAGAGGTTTATTAAATACTGCTCTATTTCCAATATTAGGGCCTTTTGCTGAAACAGTCTCAAATGCTACTGGTAAGATTATTGATAAAACAGTTGGAGCAGGAATAAAGAAGTTATTTGAGAAAGAAGATAAGGCTATACAGGAAGCTGAAAAACAGACTTACCAGTCACGAAAAATGTCTGATAAACTCGGTGAAATTGCTCGTACTAATAAAGATTTTGAAGATGATCAGGATATTCATGCTGCTAAGACTCATGATCGATTAGGAGAGATTATAGAGAATACCGAAGGCAAAGTAAAACCCATTGTCCCCTCAATTTTTGATAAAAAAGATGAGAAAGGAAAAAGTAGTTTTGGCATGATGGGAGACTGGGTTGATAGTTTCACAGATGTTGCTGAAATGTTTACCAAAGAAGGTGGTATAACAGGTGTAATGGCTACAAAAATGGCTGGTATTGTGACTCCTGCTTTGACCACTATAGGGAGTCTTATAATACCAACTATAGGGATAGCTGTTGCTGGTCTTGGTGGGTTACTTGTAGGGACTCTATTAAACAAGTTTGTTGGCCCCTGGATACAAAAAGCAGGGGATTGGTTAGGTATTGGAGAAGCTAAAGGTCTCGATGAGACTGGAATGAATAAAGATGTTTTACTTGACAGGTGGGAAAAATCTATGGAGCCAGAAACTTTTAAAAAATTTGTGGAGCCATTGGAGAAAGCCCAGGCTGAAGGTGAAAGAGTAAGTACCCAGGATTATGTTGAACGATTTACGTCCTTGAAAGAACAAGGACAGTTGATAAAGACAAAAGATGGAAAATGGGTATTGAGAGATTCAACACCTTTTGAAGAAGGTATGTTACAGCAAATTATGAGTGGACAAGCCACTCCTGGGGCTGTTGTTCCTCCAACAGAGGAAGCATTTAGTCCAGAAAAACTTGCAGAAAGTGTAAGAGCACGAGAGGAGACTAAAAAACCTGAAGGAACAGAAAGACCTATACAAGTAAATGTTCCTCCTCCAATTATTAATCCTACTCCTCCACCAATTGGAAGACAGGTTCAGATTGATGATCCTTCATTAGCTATGGTTCAGACTATTATGGTTAAGGGGTAAAAATGGCTGAGAGAAAATTTGAAATTGATAAATTAAAAAATGATCCAAATGCTAAGATAGGATTTTATTGGGGAGAAAGTAATATCAGTAAATTATTGAGAGGGACTGGTAAGAGTGAATCTGTTGAAGGGTTTGCTATAAATGAATTTGCAATAGGTGGAAGTTCACAATATGATGCTGGTGGTTTAGTTTCTTCTTTACAAGAGATAGCAAGCAATATTTTGAATAGTGCAACTACACTTATGAATACAGCTTTTCCTGATATGTTTGGGGGGACTGGTCTTTCACAAAGGGTTGTAAAAAATATTAACCAAACTAAGGCAAGATGGTCTGGGACTGATAAACCAACTTTTAATGTATCATTTATGTTGATAGGTACTGATGAGACTTCTGGATACAAAGTAATTAGTGATTCTAAAAAAATGCTAAAGACTGTTTATCCCTCTGATGCTGGTCTTTTGACTATCAGAGCACCTTTGGGGTATGCTACAGAGTTGAAAACTTTAGATAAGAATTATGTTGCCAAAGGTACGGTACTGGTTACAATTGGTCAGTGGTTTATGGCCCCAAATCAGATTATAAAGAGTGTGAATATAAATTATTCAAAAGAACAGATCAGAGTCTCAAGAGGGGCTACTGAAGCTGATGATGTATTTGTTCCTCTATATGCCAGAGTTGATGTTCAATTTGAACCTTATAAGTTACCAACTATAGATGAAATATATGATTATTTTCAAGTTGATATACCAAATGAAGAATTCCTTGAGGTATAAATTATGTTAGGTGTAGCTAATCAGTACCAAGTAAAATTTAATATAAAAAATCCTGAAACTGGTGAAGTGGTAGAAGATTTCTTAACACATGATGAGTTTTTGAAATTTACAGTCATTGAGGAGGCTGGAAATATTCTTCCCCAGTTTGAACAAATGTTTACAATATCGGATTCAAGCATTATCGATTTTTTAAATGAAGGGAATGTCTTGGAATATACTTATGGTAAAACACAAGAAGAGGAGCAAGAAGATTTTAGTACAACGTCCTTCAGGATTTTGAAAAAGACAATATCAAAATTAGGTGCTGGTAGATACCAAATTTATCTCAATGGTCTATATGATGCTCTTCCATATATTAGTGATTGTGCAATTGAAGTCTTTTCATCTCGATCTGGTATTGAAACAATTGAAGAAGTTGTGAGTAAATTTTTTCTAAGAGATTTTGGAGTTCATTATTCCAGTGATGCTCAAACTTGGTTACAACATAATATATCTCATAAGAAATTTATAAACAATGTATGGATGCATAGTTACCTTAAAGATTCATTCGTAGCATTGGGTATAGCCTCTGATGGTACTTTTATCTTAAAAGATTTGATGAGGGATATCAATAACCATACCCGTTCTGGTACTAAACCAGATTGGAGATTTAAAATAAAACCAACTGAAGATATTGATGTTCTTTATGATGCTGATTATGCTTTTGATGTTAGTAGTGGATTTTTAAATTCTTGGTTAGGGTATGAGAACAGTAAGAGTATTAGAACTATTGAAACTGCTGTTGATAATAAAAATATATTAACACTTAGACCAGTGTTATCTTTAAGCAACAACTTAGACAGGGATAACCAGGAAAATAATGTAGTTGATCAGTTTGGATTACTTAATGATAATGTTCATGGTAATTACTGGAAAGCTTATTATCAAAATCTTTCTAATTTAGCTATATTAGGTGTTGTACAAGGTTTAATAAGTTATACTGACAGAATGTTACCTAAGATGAGAGTCTTAGATTTAGTTTATTTTAGTGATTCACAAACTGATAATCCTGACTTCATATCCGAAGAGTTTTCTGGATTGTATTATATTACAAAGTTAAGCAGGGTTATCACTAATATGGGAATCTGTACTACTGTAATTTTAAACAGAGAAGTTCTCGGAGAAATGAAGGGGGATCTTAGATGATAAAAGCTCCTGATGTTTTAGCTCTGTTTGAAAAAAAGGAAGGTAGTCTTTTAGACAATAAAACATTACCTAAAGAAGGATCGACTGTATGGTTTTTATCAGGTCAAATGGGGGATACTATAAGGGTTGGTGAAATCATACGGATAGACAATATAGATAAAAAAGGATTATCAAATACGTATTTTACCATTATGTCATCTGGTAAAGAATATAGATGTAATATCTCTCAGACGTATGATCATAAGCCAAGAAAGGTAAAGTGGTCTGATGAGTATGGAGAGGTAATGGTTTGGAGATAAATATGACAAAAGCTACTGAAATATTATCTTTGTTTGAAAAAGAGGATATTCCAACAAGGGTTGATAAATTGTTTTCAAAATGTCTTGGTGGGAGAATAAAAGGTAAGAGTAAAAGAGAAGTTAGTATGATGAATGTTTATGACTCTATTGTACTACCTGCTTTAGAAAAAGTATGTCCTTATGACGAGATTGAAGTAGGGGAATATAGCATATATGATTGTGTAAAGAAATTATCTCCAAAAGATCAGAAGGACTTAGAGAGAAAATTAGACAAAGCTGCTAAATTTTTTGGATTTGAGTGGTAAAAATGTTTATTAAATATGCTGATTGGCTGACAGTAAGAGGGAATTTATCTGTACCACAAAGGGCCGTGGTAAAGGATAATGATGATCCAAGAAAATTAGGTCGAGTAAAGGTTGTTATTAAAGATTTCTTGGAGGGGATTGATACTGAATATCTTCCCTGGATTTATCCTTTAAGTGCTGCTTTACAAGGTGGTAGGGTAGATTTATCCAACTTTGCAGTTCCAGAAATTGACTCTGAGCTTGTTGTAATATTTCCTTATGGTGATGTCTATTTCGGATTTTATATAGGCTACTGGCAATCAGAAATTACCCACCCCTTCATTTTCAATGAAGATTATCCAAATATGTATGGGATGGTAGATTCTACAGGATTATGGTATAGGGTTAATAAAGCTGATATTGATGATGCTGAACATCCTATTAATAGTAGACCATCCGTAGAATTTTATCATCACAGTTCTGGGTCTCTTATAAGAATAGACAGGGCTGGGGATATTTGGATAAAGACACCTGGTAATGTTACTTGGGATGTAGGAGGAAATTTCTTCCTTAATGTTGCTGGAAAATTTGTTAGTAATATTCAAGAAGAGACAAGTATAAAATCAACAAAGGATATTGCTATAGAAACTTCTGCAAAAATTGGTATAAAGGCTGAGGATACTATCAGGATAGAATCGGATCAGGATTTAGAGGTTGATACTCCACAAAACTTATTGCTTAAAGGAAATAATTCGGTAGATATAAATACTGGTGCAAATATGAAAATGTTTGCAGGGTCTTCAATGGCTGTAAAAGTCAATGGAGGTATTGGTATGGAAGCTGCCAGTGGTGGTGTTATAAACATGAAAGCTGATGGAAATCTAAAGTTAGGATCTAATGCAAATGCTAATTTGAAAGGTAATCAGAAAACCAATATTGAAGGTAATTCAGAGGTAAATGTATTATCAACAGGACTTGTAAAATTACAAGGATCTGGTGTACACAAAATGATGGGGGCTGGTTCTGCTACTGGGCCTGATGCTGTTTCTTATACACCTCCCACTGAACCAGATTTACCAGAACCAGATACAGATATTACAAGTTTAGAAAATGAGGTTCAAGAATTAACTGATCGGTTAAATACTTTAATTAGTACAGCAACTTCCCTCCTGGAAGAAGCTGAAATTATAAAAGAAAGATTATCGGAGATAACATAATGCCTGGTGATGCAACTATAGGGTCATCTGTTGTAGGGACTTGTATTCATGGATACTGGTCTGGTATAATAGTTTCTGGGTCTGCCGTTGTTTTAACTGAAGGCCCAGGTCAAGCTGTTATAGGATCGGCAATTGTTACCACATGCCCATATTGTCCAACAGGTGTTTGTGTTAGTGGGTCTGCTGTAGTATTAACAGAGGGGCCTGGAAATCATAGAATAGGGGATTCTGTGACAGTCCCTACTGGTGGTGGGGTAACAGTTTCAGGATCGGGAACCTGTATTAGTGGATAATTATGAAAATATATTTATGTAATGATACCAGTCGTGGTGCTGCTGGAAGTAGAATAACGATGGAATCAATTATCTCTGAACTTAAAAGTCATACCATAATAGGTAAACATTATTGTGGGTCTAAAGTGATAAGTTCTATAGATGAATGTGATGCAGTGGTAGTTAATGGAGAGGGAACAATACACCACCATCGTCCAGCAAGTAATTTTTTAATGGAGATACTAAAGAAAGCACAATTAAAAGGTAAAAAAACATATCTTATTAATTCACTTTTTCAACATGAATCCCCCTATTATTCAGAAGTGCTAAAAAAATTAAATTATTTTTCAGTGAGAGAACCTCTTAGTTATATTAATGCATGTAATTGTGGGGGGAATCCTGAGATATTAGCAGATTCTTGTTTGGGAATACGAATTGAAGGTAAAAGGATTTATGATATAGGTGGTATAATCATTGGTTTGATAAGACCTGATTCTGGTTATTCAAATATTGTTAATCATTTAGACTATCCACGATTAGGAATAACAGGTGGAATGTTGTTCAGAGATATGGTTGCTACTTTAAAACATTGTTCATTGTATATCACTGGTCAACATCATGGGATTTATGCATCAGCTTTAGCTGGTATTCCTTTTATACCTGTTCCAAGTAACTCTCATAAAATAGAAGGTCTAATGTATTGGTTTAAGCAGGAAACAAATCTTGAAATTCCAATATGTAAAGGATCTATCAATAAACACATTGATTGGGCACTAAATAATAAAGAGATATACAGTAAATTTAGTAATTTTTTAATTAATCAGAAATATTTTACTGGGAATTTAATTGATGAAAACAGCTAAACAAATACTAACCTTGGTGGAAGAGTTCCTCAAAACATTTCAAATGAGAGGTTATGGGACTGGTAATTACCTTTATGCTGAGGTAATTGTTAATCCAAGTCGTACAGAACTTATGAAGCATTTTAAAATGTATGAAGGTATGCTTAGATTTATAGCCGATCCTGAAACTAAGAAAGTTTATTTTTTTAGGCATGATTACTTACATGAATATGCCCATAAAGATATTAATATACGAACTCCTATAGATGGTTGTTTAACAGGAGTAATAAGTAAGGGGTTTGGTATTAAAACTCAGATAGATTTTTATAATCCAAGGGGGCATAAAGATTGGTCTTGGACTGATAAATATTTTAATGCAGATATAAATAAACTTATAAAGGATTATTACGGATAATGAATGCTAAAGAATTATTACAATTAATAGAGGAATTTGAAACAGGGTTTAAAGCTCACATGTTTGGGGAACCTTTATATGTTGAGATTTTTTCTAATCCAAATCCACAAGAGATGAGAAAAGTATTAAAGAATTATTCATCATTGAGGTTTTTAGCAGATCCAAAAACTAAAAAGGTATATATATTTCCTTCTGACTATTTTCATCAAAATGCTCATAGTAGATTAGCCATTAGGACTCCATTAGAGCACTGTTTACTGGGTGTAGTATCAGCAGGTATTGGAAGTAAACTCAGGATAGATTTATATGACCTTAACAGAATTGTAGATAATGATTGGTCTTGGTTAGACCAATTTATGAGAACAGACATAAATGACCTGATTGTTAAAGAAAGATCAAGATATTCAAGATGAACAAGTCATGTATTTTAAAAAATATTTTAGAACGTAAAAGACCTATACAAATTATTTTAAGTAAGTGCCGTAGGTGTGGAAAGCCC